GTTAATACCTCTACTCTCCTCCCCAATACTACTACTCGAGTGCTCGCCACAGCAAATGCGGGGAAGGCTATTCTCTTCGGTGAGGTTACGCCAAAATTGATCACTGCTTCCGACACACAGGCCTACCAAGGCTTGGCCCGATTAGGCTGTTACCTACCGATATATATGGATGAAGAGGACCGACCTTTCCAACCTGCAGCATACCGCCCCCTCCACGCCACCGCTGATAAGAACGTTGCTGGTTCTATTGACGTTTCCGTGCTTTCCCAGGACATTGATTACGGCATTAACATCAATGTGTCCGGCGGGAACTGCACCTTCAACATCTATACTAAGAACACTAACGATATTCTCTACACTCATACCGTCGCAGTCTCCACGACAGCCTATACTAATATCGACTTTTATTACCCTGATAAACAGCAAGGAGATGTTTTCACAATTAATGCTCAACATACAAATAACACCGCCTTTATCTCTGGCACCGTGGGTGTTGACAGCGTCTTTATTAAGAACGTCGGTGATGCTAGTGAATATCGCATTTACATCGGCCCTTCTGCACCAACCACCGACAACGACTCCTTCCTCGCTGGCGACGGGTTTAGGAATGACCTCACGATCACTAGAACCCTTGACAATAGCGGTGCTGTCGTCGATAAAATCTATAACCAAAACCAAAATACCGGTATCATTTGGTATCAGGGTATTTCTGGGTCGGCCCCTGTGCGCGTTAAGGGACGTATGATCATTGAAGCACAAGCACAACCTGGTTCGGAGTGGGCTGGCTTTAACCAACCCGGGGCCAATGAAGACAAATACGCCATGTCTATCGCCGCCCAGATTTCACACAAAATGAATCACGGTTATCCAGCTGCTTGTAACGATCAAGGCATACTATCAGGACTCCTAAAGAAACTACTAGCTAAGGTTCCCCTTGTTGGAGACCTCCTTGCAGGTTTGGTATAAATTAAAATGAACGTTCAATCCGTTACAATTAAGAGTGTTGACCCGACTGTCATGCAGGCACTCAGTCAACGAGTCGTCTCTCCAAAAGAACTTGACTCCTCTCTAGCTACAGTGTCATCTAACATTCAGGATGTTGCTAATCAACTAAGCACTTTGGAAACCACTGTTGATGCACTGAGCACGAGCGTTAGTGAAATTCACGCTACTTATGCGGCCCTTACCGTCACTGACGCTTTAGGTTCCAGGATTTCGACCCTTGAAAAGAACTCCCTTACTTTAGGGACCTTCCAATGCTCAGCCGTCGCTAAAGTGAGTAACCTCGATTCGATCGAAGTTATCTCTAAACCCGCCGATTCCGACTGGTCTTCTATCACCGGCCACGACTTCATCGGCGCTAACACCAACGAATATACATGCCCGGCGATTTCGAATGCCGGCACCACCGGTTTCACTTCACAAAATATCCCAATTATTGGCACTATCACTATAGAGGAGATCGACATTAAACAACGTGTCTCCACTACCTAGCAGGTTTGACATTGTAATGTACTTCTTCGACCTACCCTACCACGAATTGACTATTATTAGAAATTACCATGTCAGCCTCTTCCAATCTCGAGCTTTTCAAAGCGAGGATCGTCG